AGAATTAGAAGCAATGAGCAAATCGGTTAGTATGATACTAGAGCCAGAAAAGCGCAGGATTTTGTATGACAAATACTTATCTCCTTACAAGAATGCAGATAAGGTTATTTATACAGAATTATGTATGTCAGAGAGCTTTTATTATGACACGCTAGATGCTGCATTATTAGCTTTTGCAGAGCTTTATAGGGAGGGCTCTTTGATTGTAGAGCAAGGAGTTTTTGACTAGTTTTTATACAGTAATACAATAGTTTATACATAAAAATATGTGTTAATATAGTATTATCAAAATAGCAAGAAGAGATAATCATTTACCAACAGACTATTTATTTAGTCGTCAACTTTAACTACTATCAAACTTGTTATTTTGTAGCTAAAAGGCGAGATAGGGTGTTGAGACGTAGCTCAGTTGGGGGAGCGATATGACTATAAAGGGTCTGGAACGTACGCAGGTTCGAATCCTGCCGTCTCAATAGTGGCTTAGCACAGATAATCCGTAGCGATATGGGAAAGCTTTTGTAGGTGTATCAACAAGAGCGCCAGTAATGGTCAATCTAAGCAAACCAATCTTTATGTAATCAGCAATGGTTACAGCACACGAAGTCAAAGCGCAATACCAGAGCCAATCGGTGAGGTGCTGTGTCAGCAGTACGTGCGACGAGTGTGTAGGAGGTATAAACTGATGAAGTTCAAGGGTGGTACCAAGAGCGGTCAGCATGTTGTGCAACGCTGGGAGGATATCCCAGTCAAACACAACAAGTCAAGGTGTACCAGCACCGAGATAACAAGTAGGCGTTGCGCATTTTGTTGCTCAAAAGGCGACGAAACGCAAGGCAATGCACGTCTGCGATACACGAAAACAATGCTATTTGTTGAAAATATTGGAATAAAGCAAAAGTCATTGCCCGTCGCAAACGAAAGTGTGCTTCGGTAGCTAGGCTACCTGCTAGAGTCTCGCAAGGATAATAGCAAAGTCAAAGAGTAAAGCAGCTTAGACCTTTAGCGGGGTTTTCGTTAATTGAAAAATGGCTTAGTAGTTTGCGGCGTAACGAGTGGTTAGCGATACTAACCGCGCATGGTTGTTACTTGAAGGGATTTGAGTGGATAAAAAACTAAAACATAAGGTTTTGAAAGACAACTGACTAAACGTGTAATCTCAGCGTATTTGCATTTGGAAAGTTACTCAAGTGGTTTAAGAGGACAGGTTGCTACCTTGTTAGGCGTGTAAAAGCGTGCGTGGGTTCGAATCCTACACTTTCTATATATTAATCGCAAACAAGGTCGCAACCTTGCTTGTGGTTAGCTGATAGTTCGGTTGAGGATTCGGCCGAAGTGAGTTATTGCACTGTGCACGGTGTGATAAGCTATCGTGGACTTAAGTTTTGTGGCGAAACAGCACCGTTAATAATATTTAGACTGTTTATTTGGACTTGCGTTCGCATTAGGAAATACTCACTAAATATTGAGTGCAGTGGCACGTTCGATTCGTGCAAGGTCCATAGGCTTACTTTAAATAAGCACTGGGGTCTCTAAGGGGACTACTTGCGCAGAGTAAGACTAAACCGTTGGAACATGAACCGTGATTGGAAAACGGTAGAGGTAGCGCCTTAATAATTGGATTGTCGACGGTCTGATTATATGTGTCGGTTCGATTCCGACTGTTCCTATAACGATAAGGGGAAGGCTTTATAGCCATAACGTTCGAGTCGTGGTTTATCGTTTTAATAGAGACGCTTGACGTCGTAGAGTCATCACATTGTGGTGGCTTTTTATTATGCAAAAAGAACCACAACAGTGGCTCTTATGCTTGTAATTTTAATTCAAGTGCTTCAGTAAGGACTTGAGAAAAGTTGAGGTTTTTATCTTCGGCTGCGTTGTTCAACCACTCAGGAATAGTCACGTTTTTGCGTACCTTCTTAGAGTGATACTTTTTCATGTAGGCGATCATATCAATGCCAACTAAAGCAATATCAGAATCAGGATACTGTTCTTTTAAATCAGAAACGGAGCTTGGTTTTGGATAGTCAGTATAATCTTCAAGGGCAAAACCTAAGACTTCGACAGCCATTTCGTAAGCTTCTTGAAAGTCTTCACCTTGAGTGATTGCTTCAGGGACATCTGGAAATGTAACCATGATATAATCTGAGTCTTGTGTAAATACGGCTGGATAAACTAACATAATGATTCTCCTTTGATTATTGTGAGATAAACAAGCCATCTGTTAAGCGGATTATTTCAAACCCGCTTGTTTTAAGATGGTATCTTCAAGACCCTTACCAAGGTCTTTATTGTGCATTGGAACGATTGTTTGGTGTCCTAAGTCATCACGAAGTTTTTTATGACTACCGTTTTGACTGATTTCATAAAACCCGTTCTTTTTAAGCAATTTAATCATTTGCTTAGGGGTCATTGGCATATTGCTTACCTCGCTTTCTATACTTATATTATACACATAAAAGAGATGTTTGTCAAGGAAAAATACGCATAAAATACTTATTTTTTTTAGGAGGATATAACATGAAACAAAGTCAATATCCGTTGTTTGAATCATGAAGATAGACACGACTTCCAAAGCCAGTAGACATCTATTCTACAATTCAACAACATGGAAAAAGCTAAGGCTTGAAGCTATAGCAAGAGATAACAATGAGTGCCAATGGTGTAGACAGAACGGAAAAGTAACTACAGATAACTTAGAAGTAGACCACATCAAAGAACTTGAATTTTATCCCGAACTTGCAACTGACTTAGCTAACCTTAGAACACTTTGCAAGGACTGTCACAATAGACGACACAAGCGCTTTAACTATAAAAAGAAGAAGATCGATAAAGAAACAAATTACCGTTCCGATGAATGGTTTGGATAAGTACCCCCCCGTCAAAATAAAACGAAGAAAAAATAAAATTTGAAACCGGTGGGAAGGGTCAACTATCCAAATATTTGCTTTTTTTATCGCACGACCCCCCCACCCCAGGAGAAAAACTAGAAAGGAGATGTGAATTTTTGGATGAATTAAAACGTCGTAACAAATTAGTTTATAGTGAAAAATATCGCTTGAAACAGCTATTTAAAGACATTCCTGAAGATAAAAAGAAAATCGCAGAAGGATTGTTCACTCAAGCTGCACGTCTCCGCATATTACTTAACGACATGTGGATTGATATCTCAGAGAACGGCGATTATGAACTGTTTTCTCAATCAGAAACTCAGACACCTTATGAAAGAGAGCGTCCTGTAGCAAAATTATATAACTCACGAGATGCGACGTATCACAGAGTTATAAAACAATTGATCGATATGCTGCCAGAAGGAAAAACAGTCAATAAAGATGATTTTACGAACGGTGGTGATTTGTTGTGATTACACATCCACTGTTTGAAGAGTATGCTCGTAAGATAGACAATGATGAAATTGTTTACAATAAAGAGCGTAAAATGCTCGTTAATGTTATCAGAGAAAAAATACTTGTCAGAGATGACCTATATTTTGATGACAGCTTGATAGATAAGTATGTGAGATTCGCTGAAAAGAATTTTTTCCCATTAGCTGGATATCAAAAGTTTATAACTCCTTTTATTTTTTTGTTTCGAAAAGATGATGGCGAGCCACAATTTAATGAATACCTTTTAACATTGGCTCGTGGAGGTGGTAAAAATGGTTTTATGTCCACTAGAGATGCATTTTTTACAAGTCCGTTGTACCCTATCAAAAACTATGATGTAACCATTACAGCTAACTCGGAAAGACAAGGGAAGGTATCTTTTGAAGAAGTTTATGAGACTATCCAATCAAAAGGGCTAGAAAACCACTACTATTTGACTAAAATGGCAATTGTGGGACGGAAAAACAATTCTGTCTTTTCTTTTCGCACAAACAACCCCAAAACGATGGACTCTGCTCGTGATGGCTGTTTAGAATTCGATGAAATCCACCAATTTGAAGATGATAAAATCGTAAAAGTCCAAAAATCTGGTTTGGGTAAAATAGCACATGTAAGAACCTTCTTTAATGGCACAAATGGTTATGTACGTGAGGGTTTTTACGATAAAACGATTGAGAAAGCTATGCAGATACTACGAGGAGAGGTTGAAGATTTCAGAATGTTTCCTTTTATCTGCAAGCTTGATAACGCTAGCGAAGTTGACGATATGCGTAATTGGTCAAAGGCTAATCCAATGCTCGACGAAGACACACCATACGCAAAAAGACTACTAACAGTTACTAAAAGTGATTATGATGATTTGGAACTTGAACCTAGTGGTAGGCAAGAGTTTATGACAAAGCGAATGAATTTGCCGGAAGCTGATTTAGAAAAAGACGTCACTAGCCGTGAGAAACTATTAGCATGTCTCAGGGAGCCCCAGATTAGCCTCAGAGGGCGCTCTTGCGTAGCTGGGTTTGATTATGCATCTATAAGAGACTTTGCTTCTGTAGGTTTGTTATTTAAGGATAATGATGAGCTAATTTGGAAGCAACATTCATTTGTTAGACGAGAGTTTTTCAAAGCGTTTAAACTTAAAGCTCCCATCGAAGAGTGGCAAGACAAAGGATTGCTAACTCTTGTTGACGGAGACAGTATTGATCCTCGCTTGCTTGTCGATAAGTTAATTGAATGGAGGAAGGATTATAATATTGAAATAGTTTGTGCAGATGGTTTTAGGATGGATTTGCTTAAACCGCTACTAGAGGAAGCTGGCTTTGAATATGAGTTTTTACGAAATCCAGGAGCGATTCAAAGCAAAGTTGCACCTATCATTGAAGACGGTTTTGCTAATGAGCGTTTTATTTTCTTAGATGGTGACCACATGATGTTATGGTATACGGACAATACTTACGTAAAAGAAGATGGTTCTGGAAACAAGAGATTTTTGAAGAAAGAACCAGTTAGAAGAAAAACAGACNGNATNCCATGCGTTTATAGCAGCACTTTATAAAAAAGAACTTATTCAAGAAAGTAATGTTGGCGAATTTTTAGCAAGTATTGCTGATTGGGATTTTTAAGNAGNAAAAAAGTGAAACTAGAANNCANTCGGAACAATGTTTCTGAATTTAGAAATTGAAAATATTAATGAAGTCCAGAATGCTATTGATAATGTAAAAAAAAAGCACTGAATGAACTTAATAATTTAGGTATTAATTTTAATATCAATAATTGTAAGCAACCAAAACAAGTTGGAAATGTCAAAACAATTTACGAGATAGATCCCGGGTATACAATTACAGAAGCTAGAAAAATAGCTTTTCGTAACGGTTACAATTATTTAAATTTTAATGGAAATATTTATGAAGTATTTGAAAATGGCTTGGAAAAAGTTGGTAGACTTGAAAAATATTGGTGATAAAAAGGAAGTGATCTAACTATCTCCCAACCGAGAGGGTTATCATGGAATCTAAAGAAAGGAGGTAATCAATGAAAATACTTGATTTTTTTGGCAGTATTTTTAAAACAGGAACTATACCTGAAAATGGGTATGATTTAGATGACATCTTCAATGATTATCAAAATCTTTACTTAAAAAATCTAGCTATTGATAAGTCCGCAGAATTTCTAGCTAGAATATTTGCTGATTCTGAAATGCGATTAGTTAATATCGAGAGTCCGTCTTGGAATTATTTGCTCAATGTACGACCAAATAACAATGAGTCAGCATCATATTTTTGGCAAAAATTTATTTATAGGTTAGTTACTCAAAATGAAGTGTTAGTTATCAAAACAGATGACGATCAGTTACTTGTCGCTGATGACTACAGTCGCAAAGAATACGCTGTATATGAAGATACATTTGATAGTGTGACTGTTAAAGACTTTATATTCAAGCGAACGTTTAAAATGAGCGAAGTTATCTTCTTGCAATACAACAATAACAGGCTATCAAGTTATATTGACGGTTTGTTTTTAGAGTACGAAAAATTACATCAGCGCATGGTAGAAACTGTTTTAAGAAACAACCAGATAAGAGGGATGATGCATGCAAAAGGCTCTTCTCAATTTACAGATAACCAGATGTCTTTGATGAAGAATTATGCTGATAAGTTGTTTAAAGCCTTTTCTGAGAGGTCTGTCGCTATAGTTCCAGCTAATGATCATATCACATATGAAGAGTTGACGAACACCACAGGTACAACAAATTTATCTGTCGATGATTTACAAAAGATAAGACGACAATTCGACGATGAAATCGCTGATATTTTAGGTATTCCACCAACTGTACTACATGGAGATATGGCTACTTTAGATAGTTCTCAAAAAGCTTTAGTGCTTTATTGCATGAGTCCGCTTAGCAAAAAGATACAAGATGAGTTAAATGCGAAAATCATCAGTAAAAGTGACTATCAAAAAGGTAAGAGACTAAAGATTGTCGGACTGTCACAACATGATATTTTTGACATTGCAGTTAATATTGATAAGTTAGTTTCAAGTGGTACGTTTACCCGCAATGAAGTACGTGAAAAACTCGACTTTGCACCGATAGATGGTGGGGATGCTATTATCTTAACTAAAAACTATGTTGAAGATGGGAAAGGAGGTGATAATACAGATGACACAAATACAGATTAAAGGACCTATTGTTTCAGATAGCGACCGTTGTTTTTACGACTGGTTAGATATGCCAGCGACTGCACCAAAAGATGTTATCTTGCCACAAGATAATAGTGATATTGAAGTGCTTATTAACTCTGGTGGTGGTGACGTATATGCAGGGAGCGAAATTTATACCACATTGAAATCATATCAAGGAAACGTAACGGTTAAGATTGTTGGTATTGCTGCTTCGGCGGCTTCAGTAATCGCAATGGCTGGTGATGTTGTTGAGATTAGTCCTACAGCACAATTGATGATTCACAATGTATCTACTACAGTTAGTGGAGATCATAAACAAATGCTGCATGAGGCAGGAGTTTTAGAAAACTACAATATATCTATTGCTAATGCTTATGTCAATAAGACTGGCTTAGAAATGAATGAATTGCTAGATTTAATGAGCACAGAAACTTGGTTTAATGCACAGCAAGCTGTTGAAAAAGGCTTTGCAGACAAGGAAATGTTTGCTGAAGAAATCAAACAAGCGCCGCAATTGGTGGCTGGGATTGAAAATATCATTCCTAGTGATGTCATTTCAAAATTAGCTAATGCGATTAACACAAAAAAACCAGAAGTTAATATTGATGAAATCGTAGATATGGTTATTTTCAAAATGGAAAACACCGAGCAAAAAGGAACTAAAGACAGAAAAGAAGCACCAACAGGTTTTGGGGCTTTTTGTTTTTAATTAAAAGGAGAAATTTAAAATATGACAATGAAATTATCGAATGAATTCAACGAAATTCGACAAAAATTTGTAGATGCAGTATCTAATCAAGCGCCACAAGAGGAACAGAGCGCTCTCTACAATAACATGCTAGAAGCAATGTTTGAAGAATCTAAAAAAGTTGCGCAAGCAGAAGTAGAATCTGCAATCGCATTGACTCCAGACGACGCAAAAATGACAGCTCGTGAACGTAAATTTTTTAATGAGATTGTAAAAACAGCGCCAGCTGGTCTAACAGAGTTAATCCCAGAAGAAACAGTTGATCGTATTTTTGAAGATTTAACAACAAAACATCCGCTTATTGGAGCTATTGGTCTTAAAAATATGGGCCTTCGCATGAAGTTCATTGATTCTGATTCTAAAGGTAAGGCCGAGTGGGGTGACTTGTACGGGGAAATCAAAGGGCAACTTCAAGCTTCATTTAGCTCAACTAAGGCTATCCAACACAAGCTCACAGCTTACGTAGTTATTCCTAAAGACGCTGTTAAGTTCGGACCAGGCTGGTTACTTCGTTTCATTATGACACAAATTGATGAAGCGTTCGCAGTTGCATTAGAAGAAGCTTTTCTAAATGGAGACGGCAATGGTAAACCAATCGGGTTATCTCGTACTCTAAAAGGTAAAGTTGTTGGCGAAAAAGCGACGTATGATGCAAAAAAACCGACAGGAGTTTTAACATTTAAAGATCCATCTACAACAGTAAAAGAATTGACGATGGTACATAAATACCACTCTGTAAAAGAAGATGGAAAGACAGCTGTTGAAGTTGATGGAAACATTGTAATCGTGGTTAATCCAGCAGATGCATGGGATGTTAAAAAACAATATACATCACTTAATGCTAACGGAACGTTCGTGACTGCTCTACCTTACAACGTTACCTTAATTGAGTCAGTCCATCAAAAGGCTAAGGAAGTTACGACTTTTGTTAAGGGACGATATGATGCATATGTTGCAGGCGGAATTGAGTTACACAAGTATACAGAGACATACGCTCTTGAAGATTTAGACTTGTTTACAGCTAAACAGTTTGCATATGGTCGTGCTAAGGATGAGACTTCAGCAGCAGTTTGGACACTTAGTGTTGCAGACCCAATTGTAATTTCTGGAGAACCAGGTGTAGGAGCTATTCCAGGAGTGTAATAGATGGATGAACACAAGCTTTTAAAACCATTTAAAGAACGAATGAGAGTGTTTCATGATTTGGATGATGACAATCTATCACTAATTTTGAAAAGTTCAGAGAGCGCCCTCAAAGGGTTGTTAGGGTTTGATTTGATGGATTATGAAAGCGGTAAAGAGTTAATAATGGAGCGCTCGAGATATGTCTTTAATGACTGTCTCGAGTTATTTTATGACTCTTTTAAAAACGAAATCGCACGTTTGGCTATTGAAGAAATGGAAAGAGAATATGAAAGTAAGAACGATTCAACGATTTGAAGATTATAAAGAAGAGGTAATTCGAGAAATTGGGGATGTCTTTGTTGTCAACAAAAACCGCTTTAAAGAGATTGACGACAAATTACCTGGTTTTATCGAAGAAGTTTATGACGATGTCTAGAAAAAAAACAAATAATGGTGATTTGAGAACTCCTGTCATCTTTTATTCATCAACAACAGACGATGATTTAGATGGAAGAGATATGAAATTAAAGAAACTATTCGCAACACTCGCCGAAGTCTATAATCCAAGCATAAAAGATATTGAGAAAGTAACTGAGAGAGGCGTTAAAGCACAATACACTATTAAGTTTAGAGACCCTCTGTCGGGTTATATCCCTCAGAATGATCATCTTGTAGAAATTATTGATAGCAGGTTGCCAAATAAAAAAATCGGGATATTAGATATAAGGCCTGATTTTGTTGATAGAGACTTTATTGTTATCGTTCTCGGAGGATAAAAAGTGGGAGCTGAATTAAAAGGCATGGATGAACTTTTAGCGAATATGGAAAAAAAGTTAGGCTCTGCGAAAGTTAACAGAGTAGTTAATAAAGCGCTAAAAGAAATCGGCGAAGAACTAGAACCTAGTTTTGAAGCTGCTATATCGGTTTATCGAAAAAGCGGAGCGACGGTTAAAAGTGCCGTTGTATCTGGGATTAAACGTGAGGAGGGAATACCAAAAGTGAAACTTGGATTCCAAGCTCCACGATGGAACATAGTCCACTTACAAGAGTTGGAATATGGATGGAAGAAGAACCGACGTGGTGTCGGGGTAATTCGACGTTATTCGGATGTTTTAGAAACGATATATCCGAAAGGCATAAAAGACAAGTTGAAGGGAGGTTTTGATGGTTAAAGACATGCTAACAGAAATTGGTGAGCTTTTTAAACAAGACGAAGTTTTGAGATCAGTTAAAACAAAAACTTTTAAGCGACCAGAAAGTCTACCTTCTGACCAAACAAGCATTGTTATTGTACCTCTTGCACCACCTAGACAAACAAACTTCGGTTCAGATAAACCATTAGCTAAGAAATTTATGTATCAAATCGATGTAGAGAGTGTATCAAGGCTCGAATGTAAAGATTTGCAAAATAGGATTGAGAAAAAGCTGATGGTTATAGATTTTTTTCAAAGTGATAACGGCTTAGAACGTTATGACGAGGATACAAACAGATATCTAGATGCTAGAACTTACAAAGGATTTAGCAGTTTATATGAAGAGTATTGATAAAGGAGAATTTAATGCAAGCAGTAGGATTTAAACGAATGACAATTCAAGTTTTAAGTGATGCGAAAAAAAAGATTGTCATTGAGGGAGTGAGCGGTAAAGGTGCGACTAAAACAGCTAAAATTAGCGGTCTGTCAGCTAGCCCGATTAAAACATATGGTTCAGATATTGCTTATTACACTTCACGCAGAGGCGTTGGTGATGTGAAATTGGAAGTTGAAGCAATTGATATCCCATTTGCCTCACTTCAAACGATTTTGGGCTATAAAAAAGGCAAAGCAACAGAAGGAGTTACATTTATCGGAGAAGATACAGAAGCACCTGAAGTATCTGTTCTTTTAGAAGCTCCAGGGACTGAGGGGAATGTATACCTCGGATTCTTTAAAGGGACTTTCTCAATGGAAGATTTCGACCTCAAAACTAAAGAAGAGAAAAACGATGGATTGGACGCACAAAAGCTTGTACTTACAGCACAGCCTGGCGATGCAGGGGAAGCGAAAGGTCAATATGTCGGTTGGGCAATGGATAAAGAAGCGAACGCAGAGGGTACAAATGCAAAAGCGTTGGTTAAACTTTTGAATCAAGGCGAACCAGGCGTAGGAGCTATTCCAGGAGTGTAAAGGAGTGTAGATGTCAGACTTAGAAATTAAAATTAAAAATGATAACGGCGAGCTCGTGGTGAAAGAATGTAAATCTCTTACTGTGAGAGACTATCGAAATTACTTGATTATGCAAGATGAACTTGCAAAAGGAGATGATCCAGAACATGTGAAACTAGACAAACAACTAACTTTTATGGCTAGTTTGTTTGAAGGCTTAACCGTCGATATGTTATATGACAAATACAACATGTATGAATTAAACAATGCTCTGGCAAATCTATATGTTAAGTTAATCGGAGGGGAGCCAGAAGACCCAAAGGAGACAACTTAACACCCGGCGAGGCATTAGAAAAGTTTTACGAGTTTATCAGAAACGTAATCAAATCTGACTACGGAGTATCTATAAAAGATGTCATGGAGACAAACTGGATTGATATGCTGGAAGTTTTAAAGCCTGCAGAAGTCAAATCTGAGGAAGTGATGTCGTTAGAAGACTTTGTTGGGACTCTAAATGGCGGATAAACTCCGCCTTTTTATTTTTGTTGAAAGGAGGAAAAATGGCAAAAGGTACACCGTTAGGGAGTATGTTTATCGAACTTGGATTAGATACTTCTAAGTTTGACCCTAAGTTGCAAAGCGCAAAAAGAGCGGTTAATTATTTCAAAGCAGAGACGAGAGCTTTAGATGCTGCCTTAAAAAACACTGGAAATGCATTAAACAATAACGCAGCTAAAGCCAATGCACTACAAGCAAAATATAAGTCAGTAACACAGGCAATTGAAGCGCAAAAAAAAGTGTTAACGAGTTTGAAATCTGATTTTGACAAATTAGATCCAGGGACAGCTAAATGGGAAGCTGCAGCTGTTAATATTGAGAGAGAAAATGCAAAATTAGCAGCATTAGAGGGACAATTAGGATCTGTAAAAAAAGCTTTTGAAGAAGTTTCTGCTCAATCCGGTTTTACTGGTTTTTTACAGCGCAGTGGCAAACAGATTGACTCTTTTGGTCAAAAAATGCAAAAACTAGGTGAAGCTACTAAATGGGTAAGCGCTGGATTTGGAGCTGGAGCATTATATAGTGTCAAGGCTGCAAGTGATTTTGAATCTGCGTTTGCTGGTGTAAAAAAGACTGTTGATGAAGTAAGAGATTCGAACGGAAAAGTTATTTACTCTTATGATATGTTGTCAAAAGGAATTAGAAACATGTCTAAACAGATACCTGCATCAACGACGGAGATTTCTCATGTTGCGGAAGCTGCTGGTCAGCTAGGTATCAAAACAAAGGATGTTTTAAATTTCACTCGTGTCATGATTGATATGGGAAAATCTACTAACTTGTCATCAGAAGAAGCTGCAACTGCATTAGCTAGGTTTGCTAATATCACACAATTAGATCCATCTAAGTACAGCAATCTAGGTAGCTCAATTGTTGAGTTGGGTAACAACTTTGCGACAACTGAAAAAGAAATCGTTGAAATGGGACTGCGCTTAGCTGGTACAGGTAAGGTTGTAGGGTTGACAGACCCTCAAATTCTTGGCTTGGCAACAGCTATGAGTTCTGTTGGTATCGAAGCGGAAGCAGGTGGTTCGGCGTTTAGTCGTGTCATGCAAAAAATTAATACACAAGTGTTGTCTGGTGGCGAAGATTTGTGGAAGTTTGCAAAAATCGCTGGTAAATCTGCTGATGAATTTGCTGCATCTTGGAAGAAAAATCCACAAGAAGCCATTATTGATTTTGTTAAAGGGTTAAAACGCTTTAAAGAAGAGGGTAAAGACGTAACTGCTCACTTGCAAGATATTGGTATTGAATCAGTACGAGAGATTGACACATTACAACGTTTGGCTGGTGCTGGTGATTTACTTGGCGATGCATTTAAGTCCGCAAATAAAGGATTTAGTGAAAACAAAGCGTTGACTGATGAGGCTTCTAAACGATACGCAACTTTCCAAAGCAAACTACAACTCCTAAAAAACAAATTAAATGATGTAGCTGTCACAATGGGTGGACCATTAATGGATGCAGCTTCAAATGCCCTTGATGCATTGGAACCAATGTTTAAAGTTGTTAGGGATCTCGCAAAAGCATATTCTAACGCTAGCCCAGAAATGAAAAAACTTATCACATATGCAATTTTAGGTGCAACTGCGTTTTCTCCATTAATGACCGCTCTTGGTAAAACAACTTCTAACGTAGGTAGATTAGTAGGTTGGATAGGAAAGTTATCTGGTGAAATGAAAGGCGCAAAAGCAGCAGAAGGATTAGCTACTGCTGTAGGCGGTCTAGGTGCTAATTCTGCAACAGCGGCAGCTAGTGTAGGGCTTTTAGGAAATCCAGTGACTTGGGGGGGCATCATCGGCGGTGCTGCGGTTATCGGAATAGGTATATTAGCTAATAAGATATATGAAGCTCACCAGCGTACCCAAGAGTGGGGAACTAAAGTTAATCAAGTTCAAGCTAACGAACTACAGGCTTTTAAAGATAAAGTTGATAAGACGAATCAGTCGATGGCAGGATTCAGAGGTGGAGCTGACCAAGTCAATGCTGTTAAGACAGCATTTCAAGGACTAGTTACCGAAATCGAAAAACTAGAAAATAAAGACTTAAGTAAAAACGTTAAATTAGCAGAGCAACTTGGTTTCAGTCAAGAAACGATAGAACAGTTGAAAAAATCAAGCAGGCAAACAATTGATAATGTCAAGCAGATGTCTGATGAAGTCATTAATATCTATCAAAACGCTAGCAACGAACATAGAAGATTAACTGAAGAAGAGAATGCTGTTGTTTTAGCAAATCAAAATGAGCTTATCAATGTGCAGCTATCAAAATTGAACTACTCTGCTNAAGAGAGAANGGCATTTACCAGGCGATGAATGGTGAGCTAGA